ACAAAGTCGAAAACTTGATTTCTATAAATATTTTTAGGGAGATTATCAGACATGCAAATACCTTTTACTTATTATATAGAGCATTTACCAACAGGTAAAAAATACTACGGAGCTAGATGGGCTAAGAATTGTACCCCTAGTGATTTATGGACTACATATTTTACATCATCTAAAAGAATTAAGCAACTAATAAAAGAGTATGGTATTACTTCTTTTAAAGTTGAAATTAGAAAAATATTTAATACCTTAAATGATTGTAAAATGTGGGAGAGGAAAGTACTTAAAAGATTAAAAGTTGTAGAATCTGATATTTGGTTAAATTTAAACTACGGTACACCACCTACATTATCAGGTGTAAAATGGTCAAAAGAAAGAAAACTGAAAGCAATTGGCAAGACGTTAACTGAAGAACATAAAAATAAAATTTCTATTGCTCATATTGGTAAACATAAACCTCAAACAGAAGAACATAAACGCAAATGTGCGTTAACTAGGATAGGTAAAAAAAGATCTATTGATACTAAAATAAAAATGTCTGAATCAAATTATAATAGAATACCAATATCTATTTTTAAAAATAATATTACACATGAATTGTTTGAGGGTAGAATTAGAGATTTTTCAGAAAAATATAAATTTAACTATAATTCTCTGAAATCTTCTATTTGCAAAAACGGTAAATATAAAGATTGGGTAAAAGTTAAATAAACTCCATAGATACCATCACTTCAGTAAGAAAAGCAGCAGTGTTTATTTCACTATCAGAGCAAAAAGCAGCTTGATATTGATATTTTGCAATAAGTAATACCAATTCAGGTATACTAGAAGGCTTAATAAAATTATAAGCTTGATCATAGAAGGCTCTAAAGAGCTGGGTTGAGTCTGTATCAGAGTTCTCTCCTACCCATTTACGCATCTCACCAAAGTTCTTAGCTTTGATAAGACCTATAACGTGCTTGACATTATCATCAGATAGATTAACGAATATGCCAGAGTCAATTCGTCCATTTACGGAGTATCTTTGTAATTCATTAAGAACACGACGCCAGTCAGGCATATGCCTAGAAACAAGATCTGCAACAACGGCTTTATCGTATGTAACATTTTCGCCCTCCAGTATCTTACAAGTTCTCTTATAGAACTGTGCAGCCAGCTTTGGATAGTCACTTTTATTTATTTTAAATTCTACGACAGAGCACCTTGAATGAAGTGGCTCGATGATTCTGTTCTTAAAGTTGCATGTGAGAATGAACCCACAATTACGCGAGAACTCTTCCATGAAGTTTCGAAGGGCTGGCTGTGTGGAGTTTGCGTTAAGATAGTCAGCCTCGTCAAGGATAACGTATTTCCTGCCCCCTGAAAAGGATACTGAGGAAGCAAACTGTTGGATGTCGTTACGAAGTGTGTCGATGTTTCCATTCATACTCCCGTTAATTACAATATAGTCAGATCCAATTTGTTCCAACATAGCCTTGGCAACAGTAGTCTTACCAATACCAGGACCACCAGTTAAAAGTAAGTTAGGTATCTCACCATTAGTGATGAACTGCCGAAAGGTCTGTTTAAGACCCTCCGGCAGAATGCATTCGTCGATAGTCTTAGGGCGATACTTTTCAACCCAAAGGAACTGTTCCATTATGCTTCCTGTCAGTTAAAGTTGCTATTTGCTTCTGTAGCAACATAGTATAAAATCTTGTCAGACTTCCACTGGGAAAGTCCACGTGAAGATATCTTAACATCATAGTTAGCAGAAATCAACTTAATAATATGCTCAACAGAGAACACAACATTAAATGACTTGTCAGTTGTTCCTACTTCAATGCTGAACACATCTGCAGTAGGATTTTTGGAATTGGTAGCAGTGACCAGAATGGTGGCGCCATCTCCGGTCACTGCAATGTCCGGCAACTGTAGAATTGCGGTAGAGCGGACTACACGTTGCAATTCTTCTTGAGAAATGGAGAACTCAATATCAGGTGCCGGAAAGTTAATATCTTTATTAGGATCTGGAGCCACGATCATTGAAGGATCAGCATATGTGTAGTTAACAGATTGCTTACCTGAAATGATCTTGAGCTGGTGATCACCAAACTCAAGCTCTGGATCTTTAAAAAGGGAAACTACCCCAAGAAACTTTGGCAACTCAAAGATGCCAAATCTCTTAGGGAAGTTTTCTTCTACTACTGCTTTTGCCAGAATGGACTTGATAGGAGAAACCGTAGTCAGCATTTCGCCTGGGTTAACCAGTAGTGAAGGGTTAATTGTAGCAAAGTTCTTTAAAATGTTAATTGTATTTTCACTTAACTTCATAATATAAAACCTCTATCAAACTTTCTTAAATTGACTCAAAAGGTTTGGATCGTTAGCAACCATAGGTTGTGGAGGAGCCATTGAGATTACAGAAGGAGCTGGTTGCTTAGGAGCCTGTGTTGCAACTGGATTCTTCCACTTGTTGAGAAGACCAGCATCAGCTGTTGCAGATGCTCCAATTGCAGCAAGAGCAGGAAGCTTACCACCGAACACATATGTACCAGTATGCTGCAAGTGCATCCATGGGCATAACCATACCTTGCTACCCATATTGCGGACAAGCTGACAGAACCAATAATCTTCTGAAAGGTAACGCTTTGACTTCTTTGCAACAGCAGCATCGATTGCAGCATATGTGTCATCGATAATCTTTGCAATCTGATCTGGGTCGTTTAGACGCATTTGCTTAATGCGATCCAATGTTTCCTTCATCATCGCTGCACGATCTGCAGTATCAATTTCTGCCTGGAAATACTGATGGATTTCACGTGAACCATCAAATGCTTCTGTACGAACGTGATCAGGCTTATATGAATATTGTGGATAGTATTCTGCAAACTTCTCAAATGTCTTACGGCGAATCATCATGAATCCAGTACCAGTCTCAAGAACTTCTGCTGGTTCATCAAGACGAATTGACTTAGTAACCTCACCTTCATCCATTGCAGGATTAAACACGAAGTCACCAACAAAGTCTTCGAGGACGTTTGGATTCTGATCTGCAACACCCTTATTGACTGCTTGATAAATCTTTTCCCATGTAATGCACTTCTTGGGATATGGAGCAGCAATAACATCATAAGGAGATTCTGGAGTCTGCAATGCCATCATTGCAATAACATCTTGTGGGTTAAATCCAATGTCAGAGTCAATAAACAAAAGATGTTCTGCTTCTGAACGCATAAATTCATCAACACAATAGTTACGAGCACGTGTAATTAACGATTCGTTAAAAAGGAAGTATGAACGAACTTCAATACCATAACGAACACACAATGCTGTAAGGTCACAGATTGAACGAGTATACATACCACCTGCAACACCACCATACATTGGTGTAGCAACAAATAGCTTGCGATTACGCAATGCTTCTAAATCAATTTTAATTTCCATTTTTATTTCCTTTTTTTCTTACCAACTACCATCGTCAATCTTAATAACAAGTTTGACAAAAATTAATTTAACAATAAACAAATGCATCTTGGGATCCATATCAGTAGGACCACGATAGGATGCAAAAATACGCCATGTCACTGGATTTAATGACACAGATAGAATAACATTAGACCATCTAATATAATTAAGTATATTTTTGATCATGTGCTTTTCCTATTCCATAATCACCATCATAATTTTTCAATGATTGAGATTTAAATAGAATAAATTGACCCACACGAGAACCTTTTCTAATTCTGGAAAATGCACTTACATGAAGAGCACCAGCCATAACGCCATTATAACCAGAATCATATAAACCAGAAGTAATAAACAAACCATTGCGATTAAGAGTTGACCTTGTAATGACCCAGCCAGCTTCGTCTCGTCCAATGCTGACAATGTTTTCCATAACAATTTCGTAAGTACCTCTTGCAAGGTTCCAATATCCATCTGCATCTGGTTGAATCTCTACGCTTCCACGGTGTACTTTAAATTCTTTTCCATCTTGTTCACCAATTTCAAATACCTTGTCTTCCATTTGAAAAATCTTATCGACTCGAAGATCGACAGCGTTAGGTTGAACATCATTTTCATTAAAATTTGTTAAAGAAGATTGTGTATCTTCGGAAGCAATATGTATCATCATAGTGTTTTCTCCTTATCTGCAGCATACATCATAAGGATAATATAATGAACTGCTTTTAACAAATCCTTTTCATTTTTTCCACTTTTCTTACCATAACGTGCGAGATACTTGATAGCAGTATCGCGTGCTGTGGTTTCAAGACTTCCTAAAGACTCCCAAAAGTCTACAGTTTGAATATCACCATTACCAACATAGTGTTGGCCATATGTGCTATTAATGTATTGTAATATCTTTTCGAGGTTTTTGCCCTCGTTGTATTTGTAATCGATTGCTGGATTCTTTACTGTAGCCATCAGAACGTGTTCCCATAGATGTAGGAATAGCAGAGCTTGTCAATGTATTCCATATTTTCTTTTGCTAGATTAATCAGATTATCATCTTCTGTTTTGAAATCAAAGTCAACTTCTTTTTCAAATTTACCACTCAATAATCCTGTAGGACTATTATCAAATCTAATACCATTCAATCCAGCCCACACTGCAGCAGAACTATCCCATGTATCAATGTACTTACCAAAGATCTCTGCAAACATAATCTCATTAGGACCATCCATCATACCAAGGAAATGGACACGCTTACCTGCTGCCTTAAGTGAAGGAAATGTTAGCTTCTCTTTCATCTCATACATTAGCTTAATACGAGACATAAAACGTTGCAGCTTGTTTCCTTTTTCTACTCCATATGCATTAGGTGCAGTAAGAATAGAAACACCAACATAGTCAACTAATTCAGGATGAAGGCTTGCCCAACGAAATGTCTTGACAACATCATCTACATCACCAATCTTAGATTGTGGAACGAAGAATGTACCAAACCCACCATCGTGAAAGATAGGTGCAAGCTTCTTTGCTGCTTCGATTGTTTTTTCACCAGGCTCTCCAGGATAGTCAGACATAACAATCCAATCTGCATCGATCTTCTGACCCATCTGCATTAACTTTTCAGAGTCATACATTGGCCTACCCTGCTTGTACATTTCGAAAGCAGAGTTATCAAGAATAATCTTACATCCAAACTCATCCTTCTGACGAAGATAAAAATTCACATAGTTTTCGTCAGTCTCAACAAGGTGAGCGAGCGCAAGGTGAACCTTACGCCCGTTGACTAGATCAAGATGTGGAGTGGGAGCAATATGGCAAAATTCGATCGACATTCACTGTACCTCATAATATAATTAATAATAAAAAGAACTAAAAGCTATTAGTGCTTAAAGATCTTGTTGTAGTGTGCTTCACCCTGATCCCAATGATCCTTGTGAAGGTTCAACTCTGAACGTGCACGAGAAGTATGAGTATCATACTTTTTTGCAACATCGTCAACAGTCATCTTACCCTGTCTCCATGCATGGAAGTCAGCTGGCTTAATTTCTGGTGTCGATGCTTCATTAACAACTTGCTCAGCATAAGCAGCTTTAACTTTCTTAGAAGCATCTTTAACATCTTTTACAGTATTCTTAATACCACCAGCAACTGCATGGACAGCATTAACAGCACCCATTGCTGCACGGCCTGCAGTCTTAGCAGGAACACCAATGGTATGCTTAATTAAAGAAGCAGTTCCTTTGACTAAACCTTCTTCGACTGCCTCCTCGTTCATTTTGTTATGAACTGATTTGAAAGCACGAATTGCTTTATCATGAAGAGCGGAAGCTTTATATGTTTGCTTAGCTTTTACAAGCTCTTTTCCTTCTTTGTCAAGGTCTTTAATTACCTGAGGAAGCTTGTCACCATGCTTAACAGCAATTTGACCATAGTTCATTCCTTTGAACTTTGGATGACCAACATGTTTTGCATACATTGGTTGGTTTAGCATTTCTTGAAGAGTTTCTTCATCAAGCTCCATTTCTTCCTTGACTTGAGGAAGCTTTGGAGTCTTTTCTTTTTTAGCCATATCTGGCTTCATTGTGTTGGAAATATAAGAAGCAGTAGAATTTAGAGTGCCACCTGTAGTCATATCTTCATTCATAGGCTTCTTAACTTCCTTGACCTTGTGACCTGCATCAGAAAGATCATCTAGATCAGAAGATGTAACCTTTTCGCCAGGAGAAACATGCTTTACTTTTGAACCCACTGCATGTACAGTAAATTCGTTCTTACCTGATGGATAGGCATGTACTGCCATAGGATGAACAGATGCTTCGATAATCTGGCGAAAAGATTTCATTTACTTACCCCTTTGGATAGATGATTATATTTTATTAGATATTTATCTATTACAATCACTTAATATTTTATTACTTTTAGATCTATTGACACTTATAGGTAAGTATTGCATATTCCAAGGAACATGAAGACCGCACATGTCTTCATGTTTAATTGGTAATATATGATCTACTTCATATCCAAAAGGACATTCTGAATATATATTTTTAATTTCTTCTACATAAAAATCTTTTATCTTTTGAGACCTAATTAATGAACGTCTCTCAGCAGCATTTTTACGAGATATGGCTCTACCCTTCAATGATTGCCAATATAAACTTAGAAGAATTCTTCCTTTTTCTGATTGCCAATATCTTTTATATACAGCTTTACCTTTATCTGTATTAATATATTTTTTTTGTGATTTACGCCTAGATTTTTTACCTTTATCAGTTAAAATATATTTTAAATCATCTTTTTTCTTTTGTATCTTGCCTTTAGAAGAAAGACGATAGCGTTTATTAGCTTCTAATTTAGCTATACGTCTTTCTTCTTCTGTAGCATATTTAGGCTTGGGGCCTGGTTTATTCGTAGTAACACCTACAACCGTTTTCATCATCTTCACTAACCTCGATTCGTAATGGACGACCGGGATATTTAGTTAAAATGAGTTTTGAAAGATCTTCGGAAATCATTTCACAAGAACGGTAATTCAATTGCAAAGTGCCAGTATTATAGAGTGATTCAAGCCAACGTTTAAACTGGATAAACTCAATATCTCTATCATCATGTTCTACACCAATCTCTACTTTGAAGTGAAACATATGGCGATGTGGGTAGCC